ATCCAGCGGCGATCGAGACCCTCTGGGATGCCTGGCGCTGCCCGGTCGACTTCCTGCCGGTGCTGGCCTACGCGCTCTCGGTTGATTTCTGGGACGATGCCTGGGACGAAATCCAGAAGCGCCAGACCATCGCCGACAGCCCGGATTATCACCGGCGCAAGGGCACGCGGGCGGCTGTCGACGCAGCCTCTGTCTCAGCCGGCTTGCCAGCCTCGATTGTGGAATGGTGGCAGCGGGTCCCGGAGGGTCGGCGCGGCACGGCTTCGATCCATATCGAGGCCCCGCTCGATCAGGTGGCAGCGATCATCATCAAGGTCCGCCCCCGTCTCTACGCGGCCAAGCCAAAGTCACGCGCCATCTTTCTCGGAGCGGGAGAGGCGGCCGGGGTGCAGGCTGCCTTCGGAGCCGCAATCCTCGTCGACGAAGCCGTGACGGTCGACCCCTACGCCTTCGCTGCCGAAGACCCGGAAGGCGCATTTGTTGCTGCCATCGGCATCCACATTGAAACCCTCACAACGATCGAGCCAGCACCATGAGCACGACAGGACTCCTCATCACCAATGCGGGTGCCGCCGCGATCCTCGCGGATCTCTCGGGTGGCACGAACCTCGTTCTGAGCCACGTCGCGTGGGGCGATTCGAACGGTGCACCGTACAATCCCGTCGCGACCCAGACCGCTCTGGTTCGTGAGAAGTACCGCGCCACGATTGCCTCCATGGCGGTGGTGGATGGCGCAATCGTGGTTGATGCCATCCTGCCGGCGGACACGAACGACGCCAGCGCGCGCCCCTCGCACGGGTTCAACGTTGCAGAATGCGGCCTGTTCTCATCGGACGGGACGATGATCGGTGTGGCGCGGATGGGCAACGGCTTCAAGCCAGCCCCGGCTTCTGGCCAGGCCGTGACGGCCACCTATCGCCTGAAGCTTGCTGTGGCGAACCCGGGCGCGATCACGGTCCAGATCGATGCAGCACAGCAAGTGCATCTGGGCCGGATGGTGAGGCCATTTTTTCTCGCGATCGACGACGTGCTCAATGCTCCGCCCGCTTCACCCACCCCCGGCGCGACCTACGTGGTTGGCGCGGCTCCGACAGGCGCATGGACCGGCTTCGCGCACTACCTGGCGCAATGGATCGGAGTGTGGGTTCTCACCGTCGCACCGGTCGGCCATGTCGTCGTCGACCAGTCGGAACCCGAAGGCGGCGCAAATCGCTATTTGAGGCGCACCGCAGGAGGCTGGGTGAGTGCAGCGGCGAGCGACACGGCGTTCGGGGTGTCTCGCAGGGCGACAGCGGGGGAAGTCGCCGCTGCTGCGGGTGTCAATGCCTACGCGACGCCGGCGGATGTGGCGTCCACCGTTCGCACAACCAAGGCACCGTTCAACCTTGCGCAGGCGGTCAATTCAACCCGGACCACCTATACCAGCCTCACCGGCTGGCAGACCGTGATGTCGGGCACTTACAACAAGACGAGCGCCACGTCGCTCGTGGACACGCGCATCGTCACCAATCTGCTCTCGAATGCGGCCATCGCGGCGGGCCAGATGCGGCTCGTGTTCAACTCGACCAATGGCAAGACGCATATCTGCGTCAACATGACGGCAACCTCGAACGCGACGTCACCGCATGGCAACGACACTTTTGCCAGCGTTCCGACCGGCTCGATCTCGTGGTCGCTTCAGATCGGCCGCAGTGACGGCAATGCGTGGACGAGTGTCTGGAACCCCGATTCCGCCAACTCATCGAACCTGCCTGCCTCGACTGAAACTGTCATCACCTTCCAGGAGCGCGAGCCATGATTGAACCCACTCTGACGATCGACCCGCCCGAAGGGCATGCAGCCCCTCTCGATTGGCGCGAGGACGTTCTCATCGCGGCCGGTGCCACGCGCGTCACGGTACTGAAGGACGAATCCGGTGCTGTCGTCTCTGTGCTGACAGAGCCGAAGATCACGCCAGAGGCCTATGGCAAAGCGCTCAAGGCGATCGCGGAGAACCCTCCGCCTGCGCCACCGTCGCCGGCCGACAAGCTGGCGTCGTTCCTGCGCGCGAACCCGGATGTCGCGCAGATGATCGGGGGTGGGGCATGACCGTCCAGGTTCCAAGTTCCGAACAATTCGAGGCGCTTCTGGCCCGCGTCGAAGCACTTGAAGCTCTCCCACCCGGCACTGCCTCGGCGCAATCGGCGATCATGCCAGAGATCATCGAGAGTGAGGCATGGTGGCGCGGCAATATCACCGTCACCAACGGCGCGGGTGAAATTTGGTATGCGGTCCGCCGCGCCGAACTCACCAATCTCAAGGCCGGGGACATTCTTGATGTTCGGATGAGGCATGCGCAGCGCAATGATACCGGCTGGAATGTTGAGCAGGTGTATGCCGCCATGATTGTGTCGGGGCGAAGCCCTGCCGGTTATGTAACTGGCTCGATCGGCAATTTCGGCGGCACCCTTCTTGAAACGGTCAACGGCGAGAACGTCACGCCGTCCCAGCACTACGGTTCCCCATTCGATGCGGAACTGTATCGCGTCCCCGCGCCGATGCCGGTGGCCAGCGTGATCATGTGCGTTCGCGCTCGCTGCTCGGCCGCGAACGGCAACCAGGTTCTTGCACAACTTGGCGACCTCCAAAGCCTTCGCATCAAGAGATATTCAGTTGGCTGACCGTACATCGATGCGGCCGGTGCAAACCCGGCGCGTCTCGCTCGTCGAGGCCGTCGTCAATGTGGCGGTGGGCTTCTGGGTCGCGGTCGGGGTGCAGGCGCTGGTGTTCCCGCTCTTCGGCATCGACCTCTCGATCGCGGCCATCTTCACGGCTGTCAGCATCGCGCGGAGCTATCTCATGCGGCGGCTGTTCGAGCGATTGAACGCGCATTGAACGAGAAAGGGCCGCGACGCGCGTCGCAGCCCTTTGATCTCCTCGCCACACCTAGTTTCTCCCCATCGACCGGCTGCCGTCAAGCAGCAAAACCGAGCCCGGAGAAGCGGACATGCCCGCCACAGATTTCAACCACGGCACACGCGTCATTCAGGCCGGCCAGACGCCGCGGCCGATCGCGCTCGCCAACATGCGGCCGATCGGCGCGATCATGGTCGCGCCGAATGCGGACAACACCAAGTTTCCGCTCAATGTGCCGGTGAGCTTCTTCTCGAACGACACCGCCATGAAGACGGCGGCCGGTACGGGCGGGAATGTCAACGACATTTTCGATGCGATCGAGGACCAGGGCGTCATCACCGAGCTGGTGGTGGTGCGGGTCGCGGCCGGCACTGGCGCGACCCCGACCGACATTCTCAACAACACCCTGACGAACATCGTTGGCTCCGGAGCGAGCCTGACCGGCGTCCACGCCTTCAAGGGGGCGCAGAGCCGCGTCAGCGTCACCCCGCGCCTGTTCATTGCACCGGGCTACACCGATATGCGCGTTTCGAATGCGGCGAACCCGGTGGTCACCGAGCTCGTGGGCGTGGCGACGCGGCTCAAGGGCATGGTGATCGCGGATGGGGACGCCAGCTCGAAAGAAGCCGCCTATACCTGGCGGCAGGATTTCGGCGCGCAGAAGCGCATCTATGCTCTCACGCCGGCCGGGCGTGTTTTCGAGGGTGGAGACTATGTAACCCGGCCGTTGGCGGGGCGCGTCGCGGCCCTGTTCAACAAGCGCTGGAAGGAGAAGGGCGGGCCGTATTTCTCGCCCTCGAACCAGACGATCGGCGGCATTGGCGGCCCCTCTCGGCCGATCTCCTACTATCACGGCGAGCTCGATCATGAGGCCAACTGGCTGAACGTGCGCGGGCTTGCGACCGTGATCGAGAACAACCTGCTCTGGGGCAACCGCACGCTCGGCTACAACCAGGAGGCCGGGACCGGCGACGCGAACGACATGTTCGTCAATGTCGTGATCACGCTCGATGCGATCGACGAGAGCATCGTGAAGGCGTTCCGCTGGGCGATGGACCAGAACATGAGCAGCCATCTCGGCGTGGCGATCGTCGAGCAGGTCGACACCTTCCTCGGCGAACTCTTCGCGATCGGCGCGACGGTGGCACGCGGCCGCTGCTGGTTCGACAAGGCGGTGAACAGCTGGGCCGATCTGCAATCGGGCAAGCTGCGCTTCGAATTCAGCCGCGAGCCCGCGCCGCCGCTCGAAGACCTGATCTTCGGCGCGCATCGCGATCCCTACGCCTTCGAGGTGCTTGCGGACGACATCCTGAAGCGCCTCAACCAGCGCGCCGCCTGAGGAGGACAATATGGGTGACCTGAAGACCTACGAGGGGTTCAACCTCTTCTGCCAGAACGTTGAAACCAACCTGAACCTGAAGACCCTGAAGGCCGGTGGCCTCGAAGAGGTCGAGGAGAATTTCCGTCCCGGCTTCTCGGATACCGGCATGGATCTCGGCATGGGCCTCAAATCCATCATGTTCGAGTTCACGCTGATGGGCGATGACCCCGTCACCCTCGCCTTGTTCGGCTACGGGGCCGGAACCGTGCAGAACTTCACGGCCTACAAGGCCTCGAAGAGCCGCTTCTCGAACGACACGGCCGCGAAGCAGACGATCATCCAGGTGCGCGGCCGGATCATCAAGGCCGATGAGGACGAGATGGAAGCGGGCAAGCTCGTCGGCACCAAATACAAGGTCGGCGAGATTCAGGCCTTCCGGCAGGTTCACGAGGGCGTGCTCCTGCAGCATTACGATGTGCGCGCGGGCGGCAACCAGCTCAACCGCGCCGATGTGATGCGCGCGCTGGGCCGGTGATTGCGATGGCCGGCGTCGATTTCGAGCGCGACTTCCCGCAGCCGCCGAAGAGCGAACCGGCCGTCGCTTCGGCGCGCCGTTTCGGCTTTCGGGGCGAAAGCCCGGTCGAGATCGAGCTCCTGCATCCGTTGGTCAGCGAGGGTGCGGATCATCCCCCGGTCGAGATCGAGCGCCTGACGATCCGGCGCATCACGGCCGAGGAGATGATCGCGGTGACCGAGGCGATCGGCAACGAGGCGGATGACGCCACGCTCATCCGTCATGTCACGGCCGCGATGGCCGGTGTCGACATCGATGTGCTCCGCGCGCTTTCGCCGGATGATGCCGGGAGGGTGGCTGCGGCCGCGCTCCCTTTTATGCCGGTCGGCCTCGTCGCCGCGATCGAGCGCGCAAGCGAGGCGAGCCCTCCGGACGCGCAGGCCTGAAGCACGCGCGGGCTTACGTCGCTTCCGTCGCCTCGCATTTTGCGACCCCGCTGCCAGCGGTTCTCGCCATGTGGTGGGACGAGGTTCTCGCCTGGAATGAGGAAGCATCGTGACAGAACTCAAGGCCTCCCTCGTCCTGCAACTCAAGAACATGCTGCGCGGCGGCATCGCGCAGGTGCGCGGCGAGCTGAAGGGCCTCAAGAGCGAGGCGCAGGGGCTGGGCGCGATCAAGGGGCCGAACGCAGCCGGAATGGTGGCTTATGGCCGTTCGGCGCGCGAGGCGAGCCAGGCGGTCCGGGAGCTGAAGCGCAACCAGGCGGTGCTGGGCGGCGGCGGGGCGGGCGCAACCATTATGGCCGGGACCACCGGCCTTGGCCGGATGATGGGCGGGCTCGGCTGGGGCATGCTTGCAGGTGCTGGCGCAACGTTTCTCGCCGCATCGCAGTTAAAGGACGCGGCGCGCATTGCGGCAGAGCGCGAGCGGGCGATGACGCGCATCGCCATCACAGGCGATGCTTCGCGCGAACAGCAGCTTCAGGCGACGCAAGATATCGAGCGGCTTGCAAACCGCACTGCGACCAGTGTGAAAGATGTTCGAGAAGGGCTGGATTCGCTTGTCGCATCGGGGCGGTCCTTGCCTGAAGCCATGAAGTTCTTGCCGTCAGTTGTGAATACGGCGCAGGCGGCGGGCGCTGCCGTTGTCGATATCGCGAAGTCGGCCGACGCGGTCTCCGGCTCCCTGGGGGTTGCTGCCGATCGTATGGAGAGCGCCTTCGACATCATGGCGACAGGCGGCAAGCTCGGAAAATTCGAGTTGCGCGACATGGCGCAATATCTACCCGAACTCGCGCCCATGGCCAAGGAAGCCGGAATGAAAGGCGAGGCGGGCCTCGCCTACCTCGTGAGCGCCTTGCAACAAGTGCGGAAAGAGGTCGGCACGTCCGGCGAGGCGGCAACGAACCTGAAGAACGTGTTCGCGAAGATGTTCTCGGCCGAAACCGAGAAGAAATTCGAGAAGATGGGCGTCGACCTTCCGAAGGCCATGGAGGAAGCCAAAAAGCAGGGCAAGAACCTGCTCGAAACCTTCGTAGACCTCACTGCAGAGGCGACCAAAGGCGACATGACTAAGTTGCCGAAGTTGTTTGAAGATATGCAGGCACAGGGCGGTATGCGTGCTCTGTTGAACAATCGAACGGCGCTCCGGGAGATGTTGTCCGACATCGGAAAGACCGCGCAGGGCACGGTTCAGCGGGACCTTCAACGGGTGTTGAACGACAGCCAGAGCTCCATGGATCGCGTGGGATCGGCCGCACTCCGGCTCGGCCAGAATGTCGGCGACATGATCAATAAGTCGCGCGCTGCATCCGGTGTGCTGGGGGCGCTGGCCGAGGGCCTGAACAAGGTCAATGATGCCATGGAGCGCAACGACGAAATCGAGCGCAAACTCAAGGAAGCCGGGGTGAAGCCGCTCGGGAAACTGCAAACCGCTGCCGAGGCGGAGGCGGATCGGGTTCTTAGACAGGCGAAACACTCGGATGAGGAACTGCGCCAGATGACCGATGGCGGGTTCCAGCGCGTGCGCCCCAAGGACACACGGACAGAACAGCAGAAACGGTTTGACGAGATGGAAGAGGCGTTCCGGGCCCGGCGTCGATATGTCGAGGAGCAGGAGGCAGAAAGTCGGCGTTTACGCGCGCGCGACCCAATTGAACGCGCGAGGGAAGACGGTGAAATCCGGTCAGGCACTGGCGCGGTAGGAGCTGCTCTTGGAGACGTTCGTGCGCAGATCACTCAGCAGCGGCGAGCAGGTGCGACACCCGCGACGGTCGATAAGGCGATCGCCTGGTCCCAGGGCAGACTCGACGACGTGCTTCACGTCTTGGCGAAGGGAGGTTTGAGCCCGGATGCCCAGCAGACGCAGACCGAAGTTGCCCGACTTCTCGTTCGCCGGATATTGAACCAACAGCGGCGGAAGGCTGGGGAGACGGTCGAAGCGCCTGATGCGGATGTTAACAGTTCGCTGCAGCGCCAGCTTGATGACGTGAAGGCCAAACTCGGCGAGGTGTCTGGCGAAGCTGACAAGGCCGGCTCGGCCGTCAAGGACAAGCTCACGCTCGATCTCACCTCGCAGGGCGCTGCAACCGCCATGAGCTGGGCGAACGGGTTGCGCGCCGGTGTGCCAGCTGTCGAGGCTGCCGCGAACGCGTTGCGCGCTCCGATCATGACACCGCCAGCCGGAATGCCCAGTGCGCCTCGGCCAATCACGGGTGGCGGCGCTTCGGCTCCGTCGCGCCCGTCCAATGTGCAGGTGACCCTGAATGTGACCGGCGTGCAGGACCCCGAAAAAGCGGCGCGGATTGCCGAAACGCGTCTCGCCTCGGCCATCCGGGGTGCGCTGGCCGGTGCGCATCATGACGGGGTGACGTGATGAGCTACCTCGCGCTCGGCCCGAACATCTTCCAGTGCCTGCCCGTCACGCTCTCGAAGCTCACGCGGGACACGAAATCGAACTGGGCTCCGATCGCGCGGTTTGGTGGCGATGTCGCGCGCCAGTTCACCGGCCACGGCGAACACACGCTGAAGCTCGAAGGCCTGGTCTACAACTCGCATTTTGGCGGGTTCGACCAGTATGAGGGCCTGCGCGCAACCCAGCTCGCGGCCCAGCCCGTACCGCTGATCGGCATGTCGGCCGGGTTTGCCGGCACCGTGTTCGGCCTGGTCGTGATCCTGCACGTGTCGGACACACAGGAATATCTCGATCGCGACACCGGCATCGGCAAGAAACTCGTCTTCGAGGTCGAGGTCGCGCCATTCGGCGGCGAAGGTCCGTTCGGGGGTATCTTCGGATGAAGATCTTCAAGACCATCATGATCGAGGGTGATGGCGCGGTGCTCGACCGCGTGATCTTCGAGGCCACGGGCCGAGAGGACCATGTGCCGGCTGTGCTCGATGCCAATCCCGGCCTCGCGCAGATCGGGCCGGTGCTGCCTGTCGGCTCGCTGATCAGGGTGCCGGAACTGCCGGTCGATGACGCGATCGAGACCGTGCCCACAGTGACGCTGTGGAGCGAGTGACGCCATGATCGGCTACACGCCCAAGCTGCTGATCTCCGGCGCGACGCCATTGTTTTATTCGCGGCTGATCAAGGCAACGATCCGCGATGAAGAGGGGCAGAAATCCGACACCTTGACGGTCGAGCTCGATGATCGCGGCAATGTGATTCCCGAGCCGAAGAAAGGCACAAAGCTCTCGGCGCAGCTGGGATATCTCGAAACTGGCCTGGCCGACAAAGGCACGTTCGAGGTGCATGGCAGCGAGATCAAGGGAGAGGCTGGCCAGGGCGAGTTCATCATCGTTCAGGCCAAGGGCACGAGCCTCTCGAAATCGCGCCGCCTGAAGGAGACGGGCTCCGAGAACTTCCCCGAAAACACGACCCTCAAGACGATCTCCGAGACGATCGCCGGGCGCAACGGGCTGACCCTGCGGATCGACGGCGCACTCGGATCGACCACCTATCCGGACGGGCAATATCGACACGACCAGAGCGATCTCGACTTCCTGCACCGCCTGGTCGAGCGGGCCAATGGCATCCTGAAGATCTCGGGCGATGTGCTCGCGATCGCGGAGCGTGGCACGGGCAAGAATGCGAGCGGCAAGCCCCTGCCGGTGATCAAGATCCGCAAGGTCGATGCGAAGAGCTGGAGCTACACACCCGGCGACCGGCCGAGCTACGGCCGCGTGACGGGCGCGTGGATCGACCAGAAGACGGGACGCAAGCAGATCGTGACCGAGCAGACCGGGCTTGAAGGCCCGCTCTTCGGCCTGCGCGAACCTTTCAAATCCGAAGCAGAGGCGAAGAAGGCCGCCAGCGCCAAGGCGAAGGAACTGTCGCGCCGCTCGGGCACCGTCTCCTTCACCGTGATGGGTCGCGCCGATGGCTGCGCCGGCTGCACGGTACTGGCCGAAGGGTTCCGCCCGGAGATCAACGGGCGGTGGCGTGCCAAGGCGGTTGAAGATGAGTTCACGCCTGGCCCTTCGGGCGGCTGGCTGACGAAGTTCGAATGCACGGCCGAGGAGGGCGGCAAGAAGAAGGGGAAATGACGGGGCAGGCCCTCGCGGGCAGGCCATCGGGGGCGACTTTGGCGAGAAATCCCCGACCGATGCGACACAACTCAACATCGCCGCCATTCCGGCCCGAGGGCCGTTCTGGGGCGTTTCTGAGTCTCGAACGATGCACAAGACCGAACCGGGCGCAGAACGCGCCGAATATTCAGTTGTCCGCCCCATTTCGCCGGTCGCCGGTTACATCGGTGGCAAGCGGGTGCTGGCCAAGATGTTGGTGCCGATGATCAACACGATTCCGCACGATCTCTACGCAGAGCCGTTCATGGGCATGGGCGGGGTGTTTTTCCGGCGTGATCGTCGCCCCAAGGTCGAGGCCGTGAACGATCTCAACCGCGATGTCGCGACCTTCTTCCGCGTGCTGCAGAACCACTACCAGGCCTTCCTCGACATGCTGAAATGGCGGCTTTCCAGCCGGGCGGATTTCGAGCGCCTGATGGCGACCGATCCCGAGACGCTCACGGATCTCGAGCGTGCAGCGCGATTCCTCCAGCTGCAGCGCCTGGCCTTCGGCGGCAAGGTCGCTGGCCGCACCTTCGGAACCGCGCCCAGCCAGCCCGCGCGCTTCGATGTGACCAAGCTCGTGCCACTGCTCGAGGCCGCGCACGAGCGGCTCAGCGGTGTCTGGATCGAGTGCCTGCCCTA